ACCCAGAACCTTTGGACGCTGGTAACCGGTGCCTGGGTGGGTCAGATATGCATCCCTAAACCAGCTCCTCAATGCCGGGTCCTCACGGCTGGCCCAGATGGGCTCTTCAGCACGGGGTACTATGGCTTCCCAGTGCTGAGCATCTTTGGCGGGCAGCACATTAAGCAGCGCGCGCCAACCGCCGATGGCCACCAACATTCCGGTGTCCATCCCGAACCTGCTTGCAAGCTCAGCTTCACTTGCGGGCAGCCGCTCTGAAGCGCCATTGGCAACCAAGGCCTCGTATTTCACCAATGGCAGGCGCACAGGCCGGGCTGGTAGCACAGCATTCCCGGCAACCGCCCGAGGAGGCCATACCTCCGCGGCAGCCCTGTGCATATAATCGTTGCGTTCGCGCGGGTACAGGCTGCTGTATGCCTCCACGGAGCATGACAGCATGTATCTGTCCATTGCTGCAATCGTAATTGCATCACCGAAACGCCTAGTGTTCTTGCGCCTCCAGGCCAGTAAGCCCGGTGCGTCAGGGACGCCCACCACGGCCTCCTCACCAGTCGGCACCTTCGGTGGCGCCTCTGTGGTGCACTCCCAGAGCGGGGAGTACTGTCCGCAAGTCCTGAAAGACCACCACTCAAGCTTAGTCCACGCATCACCATTCCTGACCGCCATCACGCGATTGAGAATCTTTGCTGCCACCATCTGAGCCGTGGCGAGCGGAAGCCCTCTAGTCACCAGCTCCCAGCAGTTTGAATTTATCGACGTTATTATGCCATCGAACCAAACATAGGAGGTTTTATACCAGTTACCGGACAACAGCTGCGAAAGGGCCGCCGCCAGCGGTCTGGATGGGCGACTGTCGGTGTCAAGCCCACGCTGCAAGTACTCGTGTGTCGGAAGTGCAACATCGCCAACCAGCTGCTTGGTTATCTTGAGCTCGAACCCCGCATACGCATGAAGCGTGAGGTAAAGCAGTGAGTGAACCCAAGTTCTGAAAGCTGCGTCTTCGTCATCGCCTGTCATAGCCAGCGAGCGCATGTAGAACGACGGCATCCATTCTGCTGCCGCTAACTGCATAGCATTGCTATAACCGGCATGCAGTATGCAGTTATCACGTGAAGTGTTCCTGTCTCCAGAAAAGAGGCCGGATTGGATGCGGACAGGGCCTGAACCGAAG